AGTTCATAAACTCGCTTATTCTAAGACCTGTATAAATTAGTATTAAAGTTGCATAAGTCATTTTTTTTATAAATCTATTATCAGAGTCTAAGTTATCAAAGAGTATTTTTATTTCACCAGTAGTAAAAATTTTTCTTTCAACTATCTTCTCATTTTTTCCTAGTTCAATAAATTTTATACGATTAGTTTCTATGAATTCGTTTTTTAAAGCGAATTCAAAAATCATATTTAAAGCACTTCTGAGAACAAATTTTGAGCGGTAAGCACTTTCTAAGTCATCAAAAAACTTTTGTAATGTATATAATTTTAACTCTTTTATCTTAACATCATTAAAAACTTCTAATTTCTTTAGTTGATTATTTACATTTTTCAAAGTAACACTAGATACAGTTTTAGAATAACTAGAATACCATAAATCTTTTACATCTTTGAAAGTCTTACCACTATAAAGAGTTGGATTATTCAAATACCCTAATAACTCAGCTTGTGCCTCCTTTCTAGTTTCAAAACTTCCTATAACTTTTCTTTTTTGTTTCCCCTTTTCAAAGCCTATTGTAACTCTAGCTATCCAACATTTTCTCCTTTTACCTTTTTGTTTATATACACTGCCTGATCCGTTTTCATTTTTCATTTTATCCTCCTTTAAAAAAGAGGGAGTTTATATAATCTTACTCCCTCTTTTGATTTTTGTAAACATCTTTAATTGTTTGGATAATATTCGTGAAAAAGTTTTTTACTAATTTTCCCACTTGAAAGAGCTTTTATATCTAGCTTATTTTTTTTACAATGTATTTTATTCATTTTGTCTATTATTCTGTAAGCAGTTGCCCTAGAACATTTTAAAAGCTCCATTACTTCCTTAGCATTGTATGTTAAAGCTTCCATTTACTCCACCTCTTTTATTTGTACTTTACATTCTTATAATATTCTAGCTTGTTTATATGCTTCTCAAAATCTTTCTCAGTTATTCCAATGATTAAAAGTAAATTAATCGTAGCAGTTATTAAGTCTAAGCTCTCAGCTACAAAATTATCTCTATCTTTTATAAACCTATACGTTAAACTTCTAACTTCAATTTCATTTGAAAGTTCTTTGAATTCCTCTTCCACTTTATTAAACTGTGATAATTCATTTGCATAAGCTATTGACTTATAATTAGTTAATTTATTAAAATCAATTTCCATTTTCACACACTCCTATATGGTAATTAACGATTTCTATATCTCCATAAGTCTCTTTTAAATCAGTTTTTATTTCTCTCTCAACTTCTTCAAGTTCATCATCTGTCATGTAGTAAGTCTTGTATAATTCAACTTTTATCGTTCTGCTCAATTCAAAGCCTTGTATTTTTACAGTTGCAACATATTTAATCATTGTATCCCTCCCAAATTGCTATTGCTTCAATCTTTTTATTTTTGTTTTTACACTCTATACATTCAACATAATTTTCTTTAAGTATTTCTAAAGTAGCATGGTACGTTTCTACAACTTCAACACTATCGAACTCAGCTTCTATTTTTCCGCTAAAAAACAAATTAAAATGAGTAGTATTACACTTTTTACACTTCCACATCTTATCCTCCTATTTTCAATACTTTTAACATCTTCCCGACGTCAGCAAAGTGTTTAACTTTAGATTTTTACGACTATTTCCAAAAACGAAATAGTCGTTATTCATTACACATATTTATTACTGATTTTAAAGTTTCTATTTGTTGCATGTATTCATCAGAAATTTCATCAAAGCCGTTTCTTTCGTAATAAATTCCAAAGTTTTTTTCAAATCTTTCTAGTGTTTCTTTAACTTCTGCCATACACATATCCTCTATATATTCAAGAATTTCTATAACAGAATAATTATTTTTTCTTATACTTTCTTCAATTCCATCTCCTTTTAAAAATTCTTCAATATCTTTTATTCTTTCAGTTGTATATTCTGTTATTTTCATTTCTCCTCACTTACTCCATTTCTTGAATGTCTATAAATTCTTTTTTTGTAGCATTTTCTAATTTTTCAGCTATTTCTCTTAAATTTTTAGCTATTGTTGTTAGACCTTTTTTCATTTTCATATTTGTTGTATTTTTATTTATACCTATAAGTAAATCAACATCTGCCCATTGTGATAAAACATTTCTGTTAAATTCCCAAATTTTAGTTATTAGCAAAGTTTCACTATTAAACTCGCTGTAAAAACAATTATTTTCTCTATTACTTTTATAGTTTTCTTCAAATAATTTTTGTTGCTTCGTTTTACTCATTATTCTTTCTCCTTGAAAGCTTGAAAATGTCCTTTGTAAATCCTTTTTAACTCTCTTATTTGCCTATCATCTAAATAAATTCCTACAACATGATATTTGTGACTAAAATCTTTTGTTCCTATTGCATGAACTTCATTATGATGATCAAAACATAAGCACATTACCCTTAGTTCCCTTCCATCATCATTTTTATAACCACCAATACGAGCTACATTATCATAATGATGTAAAACTCCATGTTCTTTTCCACAGATACAGCAGATTTTATTTTTTAAACATACATAATGATAAGCCTTAGTATACTGGTCAGCTAGGTTTTCAACATCCATTTTTAGTGGAACATCATAATATATACAAGTTTCTAGCAACCACTTTACCAAGTCATTAGCTTGATTTTGTGTCAATGTATTTAGTGCTAAACTAAATGTTTTGTTCTCTATTAATGTACTTTGCAAAGATTTTATGAATGTTTCTTTTAACTCTTTTTCTATCTCTCCAACAGTTTTATCTTTATTCTTTTCCAAATATTTAGAAAAAAATGCAATTGGAGATTTTAAAGGTTGCATATCATAGACTTCTAAAAATCTTTGTTTTAATTGCTTCTTAGTTTCTTCCAAGTCTAAACTATAAGCTTTTTTTCCAGCATCTTGACCTGTGAATGAATTAGAAATATCATTCATAATTGCATATATTAATTTTTGTGTTTCTCTTGAATAACCTAGCTTATCCATTTTATTTGCTCCTATCTATTATTTTTTAAAAAGGAAATTCATCAGAATTCAAATCAGTTTCAGTTGCTCCTTCTTCTGTTTCCTTGTTTTCATTATTTCCTTTATCTTTTTTACTTCCACAAAACTCAACTCTTTGAATTAATACAGAAGTTTTGTACTCTCTTTTGTCATCTTTTTCAAAAACATCTACTTTCAAATTACCTTGTATCAATATCTCTTGACCTTTTGTAAATCTTTCAGCTATTAATTCAGCTGTTTTCCCGAAAGCTGTGCAGTTAATAAAATCAGCATTACTATCTTTATCTTTGCTATATCTATCGACAGCAACATTAATACTTGTGTATCCTATCCCTGACTTACTAAATAGCAAGGTAGGGCTTTTAGTAAGCCTACCTTTTAAAATTACTAAATTCATTCTATCCTCCTATTTTTTAAATATTTCTTGACAAGCTTCTTTTAATTGTTCTGTTGTCATTTCCCAAAGTTCATTGACATTATAAGCACTCAAAACTTTCTTTAACTTATCACTTGAAAGACTTTCTTTTAATCTTTCAATCATTCCAGGTCTACTATTTAGATATTCTTCAACTTTTTTTCTCTCTTCCTCAGCACGATTACCTCTTTCTATTTTAGAATCAGATGTATCATTATCTTTTGTGTCATCTATTAAGAACAATCCATTTAAAGCGTATTTTCTAGCATAACTTGAACTAGTCCCTGTAATTTGCGAACCATCTTGTCCTTTTTTTGTTTCTTCTTCTCTTGCAAGTGCTGATGTCTTTATAATTTCATCAGTCTTTTCTATGTTTATAAGAGTAATAGTAGCTTTTACATATTTTCTTCCTTCGCTTTCAACTGTTTCATATTTTTTGCTTACTTTTCCTTCACTTTCGACTGTTTCATCTTTTTTGCTTACTTTATAACTTCCACCAACTTCAACTATTTCATCACTTATAAATAATGCTAGTTTTAACTTATCTAATACAGGTTTTAAAGCTTCGAGGATATCCTCGCAACTTCTATACTTGTATTTACCAAAACTGTTATATTGTCCTTTAGGCGCTTTTAATTCAACTTGCGCCTTTAATAATTTCTCATATATATTCATTTTATCCTCCTAGATTAATTCCCATAATATTTTTAATATCCACTTAATTTTAAATCTGATAACATCTTTAAATGTAGCTTTAGCAAAATCATTTTTTACTAACATCTTTACCCTCCCACATTTCCATTAGTTGTATAATTGCTAGGGCTCTCTTTAATGAAAGCCCCTTTAGTTCTTCTTTGTTCCAGTATTTATCTAAAATTGTTCCTTTCAACATTTTTATTCCTCCTCTAATTCTCTTACTTCTCTAATAAAATCTTTTAACAAATCAATTTTTCCGTTTTTAACACCTCTTAAATAAGAAGTGTTATAACCAGCAATGTTATTTTCTTCTATTAATTTGTCAATGTTTTTTATTGACTCTTTCACTGTTTTATACATTTTTTCAATTAGTTTCTCTCCTATTGTTTTATCTATATAATCCATATTCTTTAGCCTCCTTGAATAGTTGAGTTAAATCTAACTCACAGTCTGTAAATAAAGCATTTAGATTTTCTAACTTCTTAACCAAATCATTTATATCTTTTAAAGTAAAAGTTCTTTCGTGCTGTTCTTCATATCTATCATTTAAACTCAATGCTATGAAATTATCAGAATAGTCTGTATTATCATAATTTAAACTTAAATTTCTATAACCATCTTGGTAATATGCTTCTAAAGAAGCTTTTAAATCAATTTTTTGATTAAAATGATTTTCTAATACAGTTTTTAAATATTGATTTGTATGAGTTTCTAAAATGTTAAATTCTTTATCAAATATAACTAATTCCCAGTATTGAGAATTGAAGTTATAATTAATATTAAATTTTTCAGTATCTAATTTT